GCGATTCCTCGCTTGGCACGGTGGACACGCGCCTTCTGATCGGCAAGGCGGTGTTCCTCGTCTTCCCGGGACGCGACTATCTGACCGAGCAGCGCGAGTTTGGCCGCATCGGCCTTTTGCAGTAAAGGGGGACGAGCAAATGCAGTTGGATTCTCTGAGCTGGTTCCCGGGGCACATGACCAAGACCCGCCGCATGATCACGGCGGAGCTCGGCAACGTGGACGCCGTGTGCGAAATTCTGGACGCGCGCATCCCGATGAGCAGCCGCAACCCCGATGTGGACGAACTGACGGCGGGCAAGCCCCGTTTGATCGTTTTGAACCGCGTCGATCAGGCCGACCCTGAGATGACGAAAAAGTGGGCGGCGTATTTCCGCTCGCTCGGCTGCGCCGTCATCGAAACGGACGCGAAGCAGGGCGGGGGCGTGAAGCAGTTTTCTTCCGCCGTGCGCACGCTGCTGCACGATAAGATCGCCTCTTACGAGGCCAAGGGCCAGATCGGCCGCGTGCTGCGCGTGATGGTACTCGGCATCCCGAACGTTGGCAAGTCGACGTTTATCAACAAGGTCTCCGGCCGCAAGAGCGCCAAGGCGGAGGACCGCCCCGGCGTCACGCGCACGAAGCAGTGGGTGCCGGTCGACAAGACGCTCGAGCTCCTTGATACGCCAGGCATCCTGTGGCCGAAATTCGAGGACAGCAGCGTCGGCGTGCGTTTAGCCTTCACCGGCGCGATCCGCGACGAGGTCGTCGACGTCGAAGAGCTCGCCATGCGCCTGATGGATTACCTCGGCAAAAATTATCCCAAGGCCATCGAGGAGCGCTACAAGCTCACCGTTTCGGAAGAGGACGACGGCTATGCACTGCTCGAAAAGGCGGGGCGCAAGCGCGGCTTTCTGATCTCCGGCGGCGAGGTCGACACCGAGCGCATGAGCCGTATCCTGCTCGACGAGTTCCGCGGCGGCAAGCTCGGCCGCTTTACGCTCGAATTCCCGCCGGAGGGCGAGCGCACATGAGCGTCAACCTACACTACGAGGACAAAGCCCGCTCCGCGGGCTTTTCATCCGTCTGCGGCGTGGACGAGGCGGGCGCGGGGCCGCTGATGGGCCCTGTATACGCCGCCGCCGTCATCCTGCCGGAGGGCTGTGAGATCGATGGGCTGAATGACTCGAAAAAGCTGACGGAGAAAAAGCGCGAGGCGCTGTTTCCCGTCATCTGTGAAAAAGCCGTCGCCTACGCCATCGCGTCCGTCGACGAGAAGGAGATCGACGCAACGGATATTTTGAGCGCACGCATGAAGGCGATGCAGCTCGCCATCGATGCGCTGCAAATCCCAGCGGACTATGCGCTCATCGACGGCAACCGCGACCACGGCGCGTCGGCAAAGATCACCACGCCGCACGAGACCATCGTCGGCGGGGACGGCGCGAGCTTATCCATCGCCGCGGCGAGCGTGCTGGCGAAAGTCAGCCGTGACCATTATGTGGTCGAAGTGCTCGACCCGATGTATCCCGAGTATCAGTTCGCCAGGCACAAGGGCTACGGCACAAAGCTCCACTACCAGATGCTCGATCAGTACGGCCCGAGCCCCGTGCACCGCATGACGTTCCTTAAAAAGTGGGAGGCGCGGCGATGAGCACGAAGCAGGACGGCGACTGGGGCGAGGCACTGGTCGAAAAGTATCTGAGCGAGC